CCATTTGAAGCATGGATGGGACCTGTATTAGTTGAAGGTGATGATGATGAAGCAAATATGAAAGTACAATATAAATCAACATTAAGCAGTATTAACTTACTTGCACAATCACAAGTACCTGGTACTAACTCTATAGTTTCTTTTTCTTTAAACAGAGTGCTACCTTCACGTGGTGTGTTAGGTGAATTTAAAGATTGGATAACACAATTTCCTATGCCTGAAGAAATATCAGTTAAAAACTTAGCAACTATAGCACCCACTTATAAAAAACTATGGGCATTTTTACAAGGTATAGATGTAGACCTTAGCCGTGAATGGGGAGATAAAGTAGGGGTATTTGAATTTTCAGAAGAAATTGTAAGAGAACCTGGAGAAGCTTTAGGTGAACTTGAACAAATGCGTGCAGATGCAACTATAGATTATTGGAGACATGCAATGGTTTCTTTAGAGTGGGTTAATGTTTGGAAGGCTGGAAGATTAGATAAATATTTTAAATATAACATACCTGGTTGGGAAGAAGGAGATGACGTTACAATTGAACAAATAGAAGATGCAATGTTAGATTATGCAAGAGATAGAGCGCAAGTAGATATGTTTATGAGATTTATTAGAAGCTTTATAGGACCTTCTAGTAATTATAAACCGGAATATTTTATTAAAGCTAAAAATGGTATACATTATCATATGGCTGTATTGTATGAAGAATACGAAAGAATATTAGAATTAAATAATTACGATACAATACAAACCTCACAAGATTTTCATTCTAAATTTGGATTAGACCATATGTATTTATTTAGTCCTACAGATATTAAAGTAGCTGGTAAAGGTGTTAAAACTTTTGATGCTGTAGATTTTTGGAATAGTAATTCTAGAGAAAAAGAATTATTACCATTGTCATTTCCATTTTTATATGGTGACAATCCTGAAGCAAAGATGACATGGCAAGCAATTAACAATGAAAGATATGATTTAACACCAGATGAATACAGAAGATATATAAATAAAACTAAAGGTTTTTATCAGTATCAATCATTTAAAGAAGATGTTGAAACTTTAAATAATGTGTTACAAAAAGATAATTTAACAATACCTGGTAGTAAACAAGATGATTTGTTTGCAATTGTTAGAAATAGTTTAACTGCTGATTTATCAGGTTTTCAAAGAGATGAGTATGGGTTTATTACATTACCACAAATAACTGATATATGGAATGAAATAACAACAATATGGCCTGATTTAGAATTAACAAAAACAACTGAAGAAGGTAAATACTTTTTGGAAATGTACCCAATAATGCAAGAGTATGACGCAGAATCAGCTGCATGGTTAGCCCGACAAGGACAAGAAGTAAGTTTTGATTGGTGGAAACAATCTGATGACCCAAAAGCTCAAGAATTTAGAATGTATTTTGATAAAGATAATAAAGAATTATTAGCTAAATATCCACGTGGATTTAATTTGTATTACAATGTAGTATTAAGAATGTTAAATCCTGATAGAAGCTCATGGCAATTTTTAGATTTAAATGATGATGAAATAAATATTATAAGGGAAAGTGGTTAATGACAAGTAAAAAAGAAATACAACAAATGATTCTGGATTTATTAAATAATCCACAATATTTACCTTTATTTGGTTTAAACTCTAATGATTTTAATGCTTTAAAACCTAATGAAATATGGGAACAACACTCTCAAATGCGTGGTGCAAATCCAAATGACCCTCCTATAGGTAGTATAAATTCTAATTTTCCTAAAGAATCTTTAGATGCTATAAGAAATATTTACAACAGTGTAGAAGCTGGTGATGATGATTATGTTCAACGCATTAAACAAGAAGTAACTACTACATTAGAAAATGTAGTTCTTACACAAAATAAAAATCAAGATTCATCTTATGCCGGTGATGCAATACAAAATGTTATTGATGCAATTATGGCAGATAATAATTTAACAGAAGCTCAAAAAGAACAAGCAATTAACGATTACATTGCTGGATTAGGTGGTCAATTAAGAGAAGTTCCTGTTTATTTTCCAGATAAAATAGACGAAGTAAGAAGAGATGATAACACAGGTGAAATATTAACAAGGAAATTTGGTGGACATTTTGGTGATTCTGCTGGTGTATATGAATTAATATTTCAAAATACTGATACAGTAGTAATGTTTCAAGATTGGTTAGAAGCTAATGGTTTAGTAGAACAAGGTGCTTTTGATGATACTAGAGGTGTACCTAGTGGATTGTTACGTAGTCAACTTGCACAATATATGGCATGGATAGATGTAAACAAATACGTAGAACCAGGTACTTCAGATTATGCAAATGTTATGTCTTACGATTTAGAAACAGACCCTAATAATCCATTTAAAAACACTATGTTTTTACAAGGAGAAAATTTAAAACATCAAAAGATGTTTGCTTATTTTTTAGGTGATTATGGAGATAACCATGACAATGTTGTTTCTACTGCTAATAGAGCTAGAACAGCAGATAGATTTCAAAAATACATGGAAAATGTACCAGGAGAACTTGGCATGGAACAAATGGTTGAAAATGCTTTTTATTTATCAATGAACAGAATGCCTACTAAACAAGAATTAAAAGAACAAGTTACTATATTAGCTAAAAATTATATAGAAGAGTTTAATAACATGAATGAAATGTATGCTTTTATTGATAATATGAATATGATTAAAGCACCTAATCAAGCCTGGGAAGTTGACCCAAGTGATGTTGAATTAAAAAATTTTGTAAACACAGCTGAACAAACTGCACAAGAAACTTTTAATGCTAGGTATAGAGATGATATAAGTACAGCAACATATGCTAATGAAAAAATGAAAATGGATGAAGCTATGTTGAAATCTATGTTTGGTTAATATGGATAAAGAATCTATACAAAAAAAACTTTATGCTGAACTAGATAGATTAGGAAAAGAACTTAATTTACCTGAAGCAGAAATAAATAGAATGAAGCTGCAGTATGTAGATATAGCTGAACTTACTGAAGACCCAGACATGTTAACTAGATTAAGTGATGATTTAATTAGTTCGTTACTTTATCGTGCTAATCAAGGAATACCTGACAATATACCTGACGATATGATTGTAGAAAATATTCCAAATCAACCTGATTTAAATAAAGTTGAATCAGATGAATTAGAAAATATTTTTGGTGATGAAAAATTAAATCCTGATTATGACCCAGAACTTGGTAGAAAAGGTGTAGTAGGAAAAGATTATATTGCAAAGTATGCAGAAGATTATGCAGAGTTTGCTGATGGTAGAATAACCTCTTTACCTGATAATCATATATTTGTATTTGGAAGTAATGAAGCTGGAAGGCATGGTAAAGGTGCTGCTTTAGATGCAGTTAATTATTTTGGTGCAGAAACTGGTAAAGGATTTGGATTACAAGGACAATCTTTTGCTATACCTACTAAAGATGGTCAATTAAATGTATTAGATAATAAACAAATACAAAAATATATTAATAATTTTTTAGAGTTTGTTAAAAATAATCCAGATAAAAAGTTTGTTGTTACTGCTTTAGGTACAGGATTAGCAGAAAAAAACCCTAGTGAAATAGCATCTATGTTTAGTGAAGTACCTGACAATGTTATATTAAGTCAAAAGTTTGATATTAAAACTAAAGAACTTAAATCATTACAAACAGATAGTAAATCTACAGACCCATTAGGTAAGCAGTTATCTGCTAAAACTGCTGTATTTAGTGAAGGTGAATATGCTGGTAGAAGTATTGAAGATGTTTGGCAAAATACTGTAAAAAATAAAAGAACACCTGGAACTGCTGGTAAATCAGGTAAACCTGAT